CGGCAACTACAACATTGCCGTGGGTAGTTACGCGTTAGATGCGACTACTTCTGGGGCCAATAACGTAGCTGTTGGTGGTTCTGCACTTGGTGCGTCAACTACGGGAACTGCTAATATTGCGATTGGCGGCAGCGCAATGGCGGATTGTGTAACAGGTGTAAACAACGTAAGCGTTGGCCATAATGCTGGTGAAAAACTTTTAACGTCAAACAACGCAGTTGTCGGTGCATTGGCAATGAAGTATGCAACGCTTAACGACCACTGTGTAGCGATTGGTTCCAGTGCGTTAATTGGTGCAACCAGTTTTACTGAAGGTGGCGGTGCGTGGAATAACGACCCAACTATTACTCACACCGCTGACGCAAGAATAGTTGCAGGGTTGCATGTCACAGGTAATGGAATACCATATAATGCTTACATAGCTTCAATTACAGACGGTACTCACTTTGAGTTAAGTGCGTCCACTACTGGTGGCTCCTACACTAGTCAGACGCTTACGTTCTGGTCAAACACCGGCGACTACAACATTGCCATCGGCAGCTACTCGCTGGATGCAACGACTACGGGACACTCAAATGTGGCCATCGGACATAATGCGCTATCAGCAGCAACAGACAACACCCACAATATTGCCATTGGTTACGAAGCAATGCTTGCGGCTAATGGGGGAGGTTCTGCAAAAGAACATTATAATATTGCAATCGGAACGAGTGCTTTAGCTGCTGAAACATCCGGCGCAGACGGGTGTGTAGCCATTGGTTTCAAAGCATTGTTTTCTCAAGATGCTGATGACTCAAACAATGTGGCAGTCGGCTACAAAGCCGCACTTAATCTCAACGGCGGCACAGACAGCGTGTATGTGGGTTATCTAGCCGGTGGTGTTGGTGCGATTACTGGTAATGACAATGTGGCGATTGGCAAGAGTGCTGGCCAAGCGTTGGTTGCGGGTCATTCAAATGTGCTGATAGGCAAGGACGCCGGTCTGCTTTTAACGGATAACACCTACAATGTTGCCATTGGTGTGGGTGCGCTAGATGGATGCAATGGTGGGGAACTCTACAACATTGCTATTGGCGCAAACGCGCTAGGTGCAGACATAACTGGTTCAGATTACTGCGTAGCCATCGGCCACAACGCACTCACGGCACAAAACCAAAACGTAAAGAACACCGCCATTGGTGGACTTGCGGGTGATGCGATTGAGGGTGGCGACCAGAACACGCTGGTAGGTTATTATGCGGGTAGCGGAATTAGTTCGGCTGATGGTAACGTGGCTATTGGTCGTTATGCGTTTGCAAAAGGCAATGGTGCAAAAAACACTATCATCGGAACTTCTGCTGGGTCTGCCACGGATGACGGTGGCGCAGGATTGAGTGGCGAAGGCAGCGTTTTGGTTGGCCACAAAGCTGGCCACGATCTTTCAGACGGCCCCGGCAACGTACTCATCGGACAGTCTGCTGGCGAAAATATGACCACCGGCGATTACAACGTGGCCATTGGTTATCAAGCTGCTGATGGGATGGCTGGTGCAGCCAACAATAACATTGCAATCGGCAAGAATGCACTAGGTGCTACAACAGGTGCGGCACAAGACTGTATTGCTATTGGATTCAGTTCGCTTGGCACACAAAACACGGCGGCTTCAATCAATTTAGCCATTGGCAAAAATTCTGGTAACGCAATCACCAGCGGCACAGAGAACGTGCTGATCGGCCACGAAGCGGGGAGTACGCTTGCTACTGCTGCTGAAAATACGGCGGTTGGATATCACGCGTTGCAGGACGCGACGAGTTCTGGCAACACGGCTATTGGCCGCTCAGCAGCCGCAAATCTTTCTGGTGGGGTACACAATACGGTGGTTGGTTGTAGCGCACTTCAAGATGCTAACGGCGGCGAGGCGCAAAACACAGCTATTGGCGCATTCGCATTTCACGGACTTAACTCTGATACTGCTGATGATAATGTAGCTGTTGGATTCAACGCGGGACGTTTCGATCCAGCCGGTACAACAACTGGTGATGAATTGGAAGAAGCCGCGCAGTCCACTTATCTTGGCGCATCTACCCGTGCATCTGCTGCTACTGGGGTAATAAACGAAATAGTTATCGGTTTTGCTACGATTGGTGCTGGCGATAATACAATTCGTTTAGGTAACACCAGCATTGCTTCTGGTGGTTTCCATTGTCAGCAAGCGTTAACTGTTGATTCTGACAAACGAATCAAGCGTGACATTGCGAATAACGATACCGGCTTAGTGCTTATTGATAAGTTGCAGCCGGTTACGTTCAAAGCAGTTAATCCAGCAGATTATTCAGAAGAAATTTCTGAAGCGCGATTCAAAGAGGGAACCAACGAACAACTCGTCACCGAAGCAGTCGAAGCGGCTGAAGCAGTTTACGAAACCGTAGTTGTGCAAGAAGCACGCGCTGCTGTAGCTAAAGAGACACGCGACGAAGTACACGCTGCCATCGAGGAGGTTACGGAGGAGATCGTGCACCCCGCAAAAGAAGCGGTGTACGAGGATCGTGTGGTTGTTCACGCAGAAGCTGAGCGCACGGAGACGAACATTGTCACACACGCGGAAGCGGAACGTACTGAGACGCGCATCACGCAAGAGGCGCGTGAGGAAGTAAGGACTGAATACCACAAATTTGAAGAGGTTGAGATCACCGAAACTGTCACTGGCGAAGAGATCGTTGAGGTTGACGGCAAGTGGGTGAAACGTGCAACCAGCGAAGAAGTTACACGCACCGAACGCACGCTGTTGTACGAAGACTGCGATCTGTACGACGAAGACGGCTCGATCTGCACTCACTGCGTAACGCCAGCAGTTGAGGCTGTGGCAGCAGTTGAGGGAGTGGAAGGGGTGGAAGCCGTAGAAGCAGTCGCTGCGGTTGTAGGAGTGGATGCGGTTGAAGCAGTCGCCGCCACTTACTACGAGGGTGGCGATGAACTACCCGAAGGCAAAGCGATTGGCGACGAGAAGACCGCAGCTATTGAAGCGGTAGAATTTGTTGAAGCCGTTGAAGCAATTGAAGCGGTAGAATCTGTCGCCTACGTCGAAGCTGTTGAGGCTGTGGAAGCAGTTGCCGAGGTGCGTGCAAACGACGTTCACAAAGTGCCGGTAATTGCTGAACACGTTGAACCCGCACAAGAGGAAGTCACCGAGACAATCGTCACGCCAGCAGTCGAGGAAGTTACTGAAACGATAACCATACCGGCTATCGAAGAAGTCACCGAGCGCGTGTTGGTCAGCGCAGCCACGGAAGAGACCACCGAGACGCGAGTGGTTGTTGAGGCGAAGGATGAGTGGACAGAAACGCACGTCACTCGACCGGCTGAAGCGGCACAAGAGGAAGTGACAGAACGCCGATTGGTTAGTGCTGCGGTGGAAGCTAAGGACGCAGTCTACAAGACTGTCACAGTCCCAGCGGATGATCGACCAGCAGACGACGACACGGTGCGTTTGGGTCTGATAGCGCAGGATGTGCAGACCGCGATGACTGAAGCCGGTGTTGAGTTCGATTTGGTACACACAAGCGCGAACGGCAAAATGTCGGTGACATACGGCAATCTAGTGATGCCGCTGATCAAGGCGGTGCAGGAGTTGAGCGCGAGGGTGAAGACGCTGGAAGGATAATGGCTGCTAAAGCAAAAGATTCACGATTAGAAAAGGCTGGGGTTAGTGGCTACAACAAGCCTAAACGAACCCCGTCTCACTCAACCAAGTCTCACGTTGTAGTTGCTAAAAGCGGCGGTGAGATTAAGACTATCAGATTTGGTCAACAGGGTGTTAAGACAAACCAAACTGCTGGCCAGCGAGAAGCTTTTAAAAGCAGACATCAAAAGAATATAGCTAGGGGGCCAATGTCTGCTGCATACTGGGCTAACAAAGTAAAATGGAGTCCAAGCAAAACGGCTTCTAGTTCTAGCAAGTGGAAGAAAGGATAATTTATGCCATACGGAAAAGGAACATACGGAAGTAAAGTGGGGCGACCACCGAAAAAGAAAACGATTAAAAAACCCGCAGCAAATAAGCGAAAGAAATAATTTGGCTATGGCTAAAAAAGAAACAGAGAACAAGCAGACCGTTGTGATCAACGGTGAGGAGCATAACGTAGAAGACTTGTCACAAGAACAAGTGACTCTACTAAACCACGTAGCTGATTTAGAGAACAAGATTCGACAGATCAGCTTCAACTTGGATCAAGCGCAAGGGGGTAGAAATTACTTCATGGGCTTATTGACATCGAGTTTGGACGTGAAAACAGAGCCGGAAGTTGTTGAAGAGTCAACTGGTGAATGACCAACATTCTAAACCACGCGCAACTGGAGCGTTTCGCCGAGCAAGCAGTTGGCCATTACGGCTGGCTGCTGCTCGCGGCGTTCTTTGCGCTGATGGGAAAAGACGTGTTGGTCAATTTCGTGCAGGGGTTGGTAATTTACTGGGGCAGTGACTTTAAGAATGACGAGATTCTATACATTAGTGGACGCCAAGCGCGGGTCATTCGACTTGGGCTTACGTCATGTACGTTTTTCATGTCAGATCGCAGAACTAAAATGATCGTACCCAATTCGCAGCTTAAACAATTGACGATTGAAAAGAAGTTGCCGGTCAATGGTGGGGAAACGTATTTGCCAAAAGGCAGTGAATCTGGGGCTATGAAAGTAGAGCTGATTAAACCGACAGACAAATGAAAAAAATCTTAATTGTAACAACAATATCAGCGCTGGTAATTTTAGTTGGGGCTGGCTGTAAAACGATGAGCGGTTCCTGGGAACTTGATAGCCCGTTCATCGACATCGAGTACACGGCCCCAGAAAAATGAGAGTGTTTGAAATAATGGATTTGGATATAGCAAAAGTTGCAGGTGCTTGGGTGCTTGGGATTGGCAACTGGATGCTGAAGATCGACACAGTGTTACACATAACCGTGAGTCTTTTAAGCATCGTATACATTAGTTTGAAAATTTTAGAGTGGTATCGGAAAGATAAGTAACATGGAAAAAATAAGCGGAAAAAAGACATATTCAATAGCGATTGGGGCCATAGCAGTTGCGGTTGGCGGCTGGCTACAAGACCCAGTTGCAATGCCACTGGCCATGATGGTCAACGTGGTTATCACCAGCATTTTAGCTGTGTGTTTAAAATCAGCGGTGAAAAAGGCAGAAGTTGCTGCCAGCGAATAACGCCAAGACACAATGGCCGACATTCAAATCAGTTCGTCGGATGAATTATCGACGGGTGTATCATTAACTCCCGCCAATTTTCATAATCTAATCAACAACGCCACCGTGCAATCGGGGGTGATTGGTGACAAAGCGGCTACGACTTCGTTGGAGGCTGGTGACGAACTGTTGCTGAAGCAATCCAGCAGCAGCGCACTCCGCAAAGTCACTTGGGCTAATTTGGCATCAGAAGTGTCGGTTGATTTTTCACTTGGCGCGGATAGCGTTGACGAAACAAAGTCTGATTTTTACGCCAACTGGGAATCTGCCAGCCACGGCGCTACTGGTAAGACAAAAGACAATTTAGTAACGGCTGGGTATTTGCCGGTGTCAAAACTGTCTACGTCTCTGCATCCAGTCATCGATGTGATGGCGTACGGTGCGCTGGGCGACAATCTCGGAACGGTCGTAGCACAATGGTTAACTGGTGGCACACACGCTCGCGGTTACACTAACTTGGCGGCTATACAAGCGGACTACCCGTGGGTGGAATCGTTGTTTGATACCATTGACTTTGCGGCATGCCAGAAGGCGCTTGATGTTGCGTGGCAATTAACTAAAGCAACATACGGCAAAGCTGAGAATTCAGCGGCTGGTGGGTTGTTGGCGCAAAGCAGCAGCGACAGCGAGCTAACCAAGTCGGGTACAGCTATAACAGTGACGGTTCATTTCCCAACCGGCTGGTACAAGACTAACAAAACTTTAATTGCCCCCCCACGGGTTAACATTAAAGGTGATGGTGGCAAACACACGACGATTCGTTACACGGGTGATCGGTATGACAACGCCGGTATCCGGAAGACATCTGGCTACACCGACTCAATCACCATTGGCGGTACGGCACACACATTGGCGCGGGTGCTGGACGACAAGAAATGGAAATACTACAACGACGCTTCGGTCTATAAATTACCAAAGCGTCGTGACGGTATGCACGCGATCATGCTGGTTCGCGACAATCTACCGTACACGCACGCCACGGTAACGCTTGGTTTGTACAACGGGATAGCCACCGTCACATCCACGCAAGCAAGCACCCCAACGTCCGCATCATTTTCGGTAAACAACGGGGCTGGCTACGCCGATACTGCGTCATCTATTGTTTATGACGGCGGCAGTTCGATTTCAGCGGGAACACTGCATTTTGAAGGGGGTAGCAGTTACACGTCAACAAATAGTCTGGCTGCTAGTGGAACAGCTACCGGCGGTGCGTTAGATGTTTTAGAGTCTGGCTATTTTCAAACCGGCGTAATTGACAATGAAAAGTTTTACCAGCAAGCCACACTAACAGTAGCTACTAGTCACCCACGAATTTACCCATACACCCGAATCAAGTTTCCAAGCGGCGTGTTTGTAGTTACGGCAGACGCAGCCATTAACGCTTCAACTCTCACCGGCTACGTAGAGTCTGGAACTATATCGAACACGCACGTTGGCACAATTGACGTTTACTCGCAGGGGTTTAATCCGGCTGGTGCAGAACAAGACGGTGACGAAAATTTGACAGCCGCCAAAGACCGTGTCCACGATTACGACGGTGAGATTAGCGGCATTCAGTTCAGCAGTTTGGCGTGGGATAACAGCATCGGTTTATGGCTTCCTGGTTTCCAGCATGATAATGTTCGTTACAACGACTTAATTTTCAAGGGCTATGGATCGTTTGATAAAGACACTCACATAACCGAAACAGCACCGCGCATGTCAACCAAGGGAATGATTGGTTGCATGTTAAACAACGGGAGCAACAGTTTAGCACGCTGTTACGGCAAGAACCTGCATTGGAGCAATTGCACTTTTGAAGCGTGTTACGTTGGGTTGATGTTTGCGTCGGGCAAGGGGTGTCGTGTTGACGGCAACCAGATGTGGGATAATCGCTTTTGCGTTCGCATGGCTGGGTTGTACCACACGATCTGCGACAACCGCATAGACAATTTCAGTGGTGAAGACATGGACGGGGCTTTCGACTACATCCCGTTTGCTGTTGGGGAATGTGCGATTCATTTACGAAAACCAGTATGTTGCGTAATCAGCGCAAACACCATCCACCAGACCCAGCGAGCCATCGAGCTTTACGGATGCACGGGGGTGAGCATTACCGGCAACTCAATAGCCGTACCCGATCCGGCTGGGAGAAACGCTGATCACGACTACACGCAAGCGCATGGGTACATACTGAAAGCAAGCGGCGAGACGTACAGCTACGGTGACGAGGGACAAGCAGCCGTCCACAACACGGGACTGATGCTATCTGGTAACTCATGGGTGTATACCAACTACACTCACGCAACGTACAGTCCGGTACATTTGGACAGAACTGGTGCAAACATAGTTTATGGCAGAGCAGCTTGTAACGGATACCAGCCGCACAGCGAGCCAACGAACTTTTTACTTTCAACAACTGACGGCGGTAGTGGTGCGTCGTCATTGGCAACATTCCCAGTAGCGTGACAAAATCCAACATAGCAAACTACGTCGGCGAGAAAGTCCATAGCACGGACGACGACAGCCAAGCTGTTTTCAAGACGTTCGTGGATCGTCGGTACGAGATGATCTGGAACGCCGAGCTATGGCGCGAGTCTCTTGGCACGGTGAGCCAGACAGTAGCGTCCGGAACAGACACAGTGTCGTTATCCACGACGATGGATTTTCCGGTATCAGCATACTGGGATGAGCGCGAGATCACGCCGGTTGATTATCAACGCGTGTTTCAAATAAACCCAGCGCTGCTTGCGGAGACGGGTACGCCGACAGATTTTATTGTGCTACCGAAAACCACGGGGCCAAGCGGTACATTCTCGCAGATCAAACTGTTACGCATACCGGATAACTCCAAGACGTTGTTGGTGCTGGGTAAACTGTATGTGACAGAATTAGCTGACAACGACAGCCCCATGTTAAGCGGCATCGACAATACGCTTGTAGCATTTGTGGAAGCTGATGCGTTGGAATATTTACAGCAGTACGCGAAAGCCCAAGCGAAGCTGCAAGAAGCAGCGGCACATTTGCAACTGATGCGCGACATGGAGAAGCACCAGTCTGCGAGGGTGCAGCAGTTGGTTCCAGATGTGGAATCAGTTTGGGGCTACAATGATTTTAATTAATGCCGCGCTACGCGTCCAACTTGCTCGATGAGCCGCTGATATTCGATAACTCGATTTCGTTTATCGGTGGTCAGGTTAGTGGTGTGCGTCCGAATCTTTTAAACGTCAACCAGTTTAGTGACGGCAAAAACGTAGACGTAGACACGTTCGGCACGGTTGCCACTCGCAAGGGAACGCTAAAATTCCCGTCCACAGCACACTCAACCAACATACAGGGGCTGTCGTATTTTGATAACCCAACGCAAACGGTGGAGCGGCTGGTGAGCGCGACTGGCGGAAACTTGTATCGCTGCGACGTGGGTGGCACTAGCTGGACGCAGTTAACGGGCGCAGTAAACACCGTTCACGCCACCAACCAAGTGGATTTCGTGCAGTTAGTGGACAAGATGTTTGTGTGCGACGGAGCCAACTCGATGCGTATGATTACGAACGACGCTAACAGCACAGTTCCGTCCGCTCATGGACTAGCGTTCACAAGCGTCACATCGCACACTAACCGCTTGTTTGGGTTTGGGGTAACCGGACAACCAAACGACGGGTTATGGGCGTCAGACATACTAGACGGCACAACATGGAACACGTCCACCAACCAGATACGGATCGGTGGACATAGTGGCGATCCAATACGTGCGTTGCATTCGTGGCACAATTTCAATCTCCTGGTTTTTAAAGAGCGCAGCATATATATTGTTAACACTGATCCGTCGCTGCTAATTGCTGCAAACTGGGAGATCAAAAAAATCAGCGATAGATTCGGTTGCGCTTCGCGCCGTTCGGTAGCTCAAGTCGGGGGAGATTGCTTTTTTCTTTCCAGATTTGGCATAATGAGCATCGGCCAGATAATGAACGGGGCGCAGACGATAGTTGAGCCGGAGCCGATTAGCACCCCAATACGTGACTGGATCGAGAAGATCAACTGGTCGAAAGCTCACACAGCTTGCGCTACGTTTTGGGGAAACCGTTATCTGTTGTCTGTTCCGATAAATTCGGACACCCCAAATTTCACATTTGTTTTCAACACGGTGACTCGTTCTTGGTCTGGCTACTGGACAAACTGGACGCCAACAGTGTACGCCGAGTCTGCGTTCGCCGGTGATCTGCGTCTGCATTTTGGCCAAACAGACGGTAAAGTGTTGAAGTGGCTGGAGTATGTGTCGTTAGACGATGAGACTGACAGCACGTACAAAGACGACGGCAGTTTTTACCCGTCTTACATTACGACGCGTGCGTTTGTGTTTCGCGACCAGATGAACGACAAGATCGGACGTAACGCCGAATTTGAATTTAACAAGAGTCGCGCAAACGTGGATGTATTCCAAACGCGTGACGACACCAGCAGCGAGCAGCGACTCAACCCGTCCAGCATTGACACGTCAGAAGGCGTTGGCATTACATTGCCAGACCCGTTGCCGTTTGTGTTTGGTTCTGACGCAGTTATTCGCAAAGCGTTTAGCACGGTGTCAAAAGGGACGTTTAACGAGGTGCAGTACCGGATATACGCAGCGGAGAACAAGCTGCAACTGCGCGGGGTTAAAGCCAGCGCCATTGTCATGGGGTTAGACGCTGAAAAGCGATAGTAAGATCATGGGTAAGACTTTTAAATATGGAACTGATAGACCAAATGGTGGTCGTAAGACCGCTGCGAGACAGAGACGAACTGGTTCGACTAAACGTGGAAGCAAATCGGGACGATCATGTTCCCATTTTGCCGACTCACGTTTTCGAGAAAGCGGGGCAACTGACGGGGTACGCCAGCGTGGGGGCGTTGACCCCCATCAACACATGGTTTCATACTAAAAGAATGAAAGCGCGAGATAGTATAGTGGCAATTAGTTCGCTGGAAAATATGGTGCGGTGTAACGGGGGTAATGGACTGATTGTTCCATTGTCAGATAAGTCGCCGTTTTTGCCAGTGATGGATCGGTTAGGGTTTGCCAATATTGGGCGAGCAAATTTGTTAACGAAAGTATTTTAAAATGGGTTGTCAAGACGCACCAGATTACGGAGCCGCAGCAGCGGCAGCAAACGAGTCAGACATCAACACTCTGGAAGCGCGGAAAACTATCGACCGTCTGGCAAGATTAGGTGAAAAAGGGACGGTTAAGTACACCGACAAAAAAGGAAAAGAAAAAACTAGAGATGTAGATTTCACCAACATCGGCGACATTGATCTGTCCCGCGCTAATCTTGATTACTACATCGAGTCCGCTGGAAAGATCAGCGAGTCGATGCTAGAGCAGTCAGAAGATTATGGTGTCCGGTTTGTCGAGCAACGGCGTAAAGAATTGGAAGCAGCCGATCCGGAGGGGTTTGCGATGCGCCAAGAGATGGGGCGAAAAATCATGGAAGGCGGTGAGAAGCACTTCATGGCAGCAGCGAAAGGGGCTATGCACGGCACGCGTGGTAGCCAGTCCGCTCGCGGCAATTTATTCGGCAACGCTCCTAGCATGCAAGAGGCGATGGCTGTTGGCGATGTGGGTTACCGGATGTACCAGCAAGACTTGGCCAACATGGGATCGTACGGAGCCGGTGTTGCCCCCACAGCGCAGTTCGGCGCATTGAGCGGAGCGCAGCAAGGGGCTAATCCGTTTCAGGGGCAGAACATCATGCAGACTGGAGTCGGCGCAATGAGTAACTCACAACACGGGGCAGCGACTGGTGGCATATATGACGCGCAAATGAAGATGGCGCAGCAGGGGAGTCCGTGGAGCCAGATCGGCGGCATGGCTGCTGGGCT